TCTTTAACTTATATAGCTAATATAATACAAATATTTCAAATAAAAAAATCTGAAGTGAAAAAGTTATTAACAATATTCAGATCTTAGTAGCGATATAACATCCATTGCATCTTCTACAGCATCGTGTGCAACCTCAGGAGGTAATCCACATCGCTCTTTGCATTTAGATAATCCAGGAAGACTTTCATCGTTATCCCAATCAGTGAATAAAATAGAAGGATCAATAATACGCTGTCGAACTCTAATCCATTGCTTCCACCTTGGAAGTCTTTCTAAAAACTTTAGGTCAAATGTAGCAAAGTTTTTTCCGGCTGCTGTGATATGTACCACATCTCCATCCGGTTCAATTCCATTTTCTAGTAAAAAATCGTAGAATGCCTTAACAATAGTATCCTTCTTATAAAACTTTACACCTTTTAGTTTTTCTAAATCAAAACGCTCACTATCATTCGAGGTTTGATAATAAACAATGTCTTCAATTAGATCCTTATTCATGTTAATTCCATAAGGCTGACCTGAAATATGTTCACTAACTATAACTCCGTGAAATATTGGTAATTCATTAAGTGGTTTAGTATTGCGAGTGTCTTCAATAACCGCCCCAATACTGAGGACTTGGCATGTTTCTAAATTAAGTCCTGTGGTTTCGATGTCTATACTTACATATTTCATATAAATTCTATTTGATTTGTTTTGGGATCCCAATCAACAGTGATTGGTTTATTTACCATGTCATATTTTTCATTAAGAACAGATGCATTAATAAAGTGGGTACCATCGTGGAACTTATACCCATAGCTACCATGGATGTGGCCAAATACATGAATCTTTGGTTTAATTTTATCTACTCTCACTCTTAAGATTTCACAACCTAAATGTGGAGTATTCCATGGTGGCCCACTAACATCTAAATGATCTTGAGGAGGGCCATGGGTGACTAAAATATCAGTGCCTTCTGGAATATCTTCCCAAACTTTAGCCAATTCTTCACCGCACCTAGGTAAATTAAACGCCCAGTGGTAAAATTCAGGCTGCCAAGGGACACCATAGATCTTAACCATTTCATCTGGAAAAAGACCATATTCAAAACCACTATCCTGCATATAATCAACACCATAAGAATTGACGATTTCAGCAGCCTTTTCAGGTTCATTCTCAAACATGCGATCGTGGTTACCGGCAATAAAGGCACACACATCATAGTCCTGAGACTCAAACCACTTACAGAAGTCTTGAATCTCATAGGCACTATAACCACTGTTCATGATGTCTCCAGCATGAATTAAGAGGTCTCCACCTGGCAAGTCTAATTGCCTATGTTTAGTGTGCGTGTCGCTGATAAATGTTATTCTTAGCATATAGCTAATATAATAAAAAAAAATGTAATTAAAAAATTATTCTTCATCTTTTTTCGGATGTTCTTCAGTGGGAACATTCCATGAATCTTCCCAATAAACAAATTGAACTTCCGGCTTAGTATTCCGTACTGAAAAAGAATGTTTGAAAAAGTCTTCCATCGTATTTATCTTGTCCAAAATAATCAAGAGACATATGAAAGAGATCTCCTCGATATAAAATTAGACGGTTAAATTTATTTGCTATCCTATCTGTCATTTCCCACTTTGTCATATCCTGAGAATCTTTATTAATCTCATTAAGAAGTTCTTCATTGACAGTACCGTCAGGATTCTTAGGCGCCTTATCAAGGCCAGTTGCCTTATGTCTAAAATGACCAGTTCCAGCCGATAGCGGAGCATCAGGGGTAAGATATATTACTCCTGCCCAAGTTGTTCCGCTATCAGCATGGATCCAGCTTCGATCTCTAGCTGTGGTAAATTGAAACGATCCAGTATAACTATCGGGCCAATAAGTAATTTCGCCTGCTGCTGGCCGAATAGCTTCCTGGATTAGTTGCTTTGCTGATTCGGTATATGCGGGCTTTGTTCGGTTTCCTGGATAATTACCATTTACCTCAAATTCCATATTAAGAGCCATTTCACGAACAGACATTGCATCGTCGTAAAAATTATCAATAATTATTGCGTTTAAATCTGCCATATTGAATACACGTCTGGGATTAGTACGCCGTACAGGATTCGAACCTGTGACCGTCTGCTTAGAAGGCAGATGCTCTATCCAGCTGAGCTAACGGCGCATATTTATTACTTATACAGCCTGCTCTTGCTTTGTTTCATTAATCTTATTAAACTCGTATTTACCTTTAATAAATTGATTCAAAGCTTTGCCTTGTGAATCTGCCATATTAAAAAGATTCCAGTCTGTTAGCTCAACACCTTCATAAACATATGTTGCGTGGCTAAAATGAACTGTTAGCGTCTTATGTTCAACGTTGTAAGTTGCTGACTTGACCGTAGAAGAATTATAGTTTGAATGAGTGGTTGTAATCATAATAACTTTATTTGATACTTATATCACTAAAGTTACCTTAGTTTCATTTTTGGAATATTGAATTTAGGCGTAGAAAGTTTAGGTATTTTTGGAGAAGGACCTGAAGAAGATTTAGGGTGGGTTGGTGTAGGTCTTGTAGGATTTATTTCAGGTGGAGAAGGTCTAGATTGATCTAATGCTGGAACTTTTCCAACGCCTGGTTTTTTACTCTTTTTTATTGAAGTATCAGTATCTCTATTATCAGTTTCTTTATTATCACCAACTTTATCAGATGAATCAGACATTGAAGATGAAATCTTCTTCATTGCCTGTCTTTCTAACCAACCTTGCTCACTATCACTACTCTGTCTATCTTTTTTATTTTCAGAAGTATTTACCTTTGCCGTTATATTCTTACCTGAAACCTCACCACTTGTTTCTGCACTAGTTTCAACGTCATTTGTATTTGGTGAACTTGGTGGCTGTGCAGATTTTATGGTTCCTAATTCTTTGTTAGACGCAGTGGAAGGATCTTGGTATTCAGATTGTTTGGTTGTTTGATATTCTTTATTAAAACTATTAGTTTTATCTTCAGTTGAAGATGTTTTTGAATTAGTTCCAGTTGTAGTATCTGTTCCCATTGTACCCGATACTGATGGGTTTGTTGACCCAGCTCCGTTTATTTGGCTTAGTACGCTACTTGGCGCATTAAAATGTGCTTCTTCTCCTGGCATTATCCAAATAATCCACCGGATTTTTGATTTTTAATAATTCTTTGTAGATCTTCAATTGCCGATACGATTTCGTCGCTGTCAAAATTACCTACTGGAGATTGTCCGCTTGATGAACTTCCACCAACACCAACTAAATTCTTTAGTTTACCTGCAACTCCTTCAAGAGCGCCTGCTGTTTTTTGACCTGATTCTGTTTGAGCATCTACGCTTCCTCCAAAATTCTTTATCATCTCAGATAGCTCACCGACTGCCTTAACTAAAGATTCTCCAAGTTTTGCCATTGCATTATCACCTCCAACTTCATTAAGATATGCTAGCGCTTTTACCATTTCGGTAGTTTTATCTAAAATTTCAACATTCATTCCAGATTGAGCAATTTTAATAGCATCATATCCTTTAGCAACATCATGAAGGAATTTAGGATACGCTGTAAAATATTCACTTACAGAAAAACCATTTTTTAATTGCATTCCCATATCTGTAAGAATTACAGAATCTACAATCTTATTAATCTTTTCAATATTTCCTAATGTTGCATATCCTATAACTCTACCTAATGATCCCGCAAGTAAATCCATTCCTTCGGAAAGTGTAATTATTCGAGGTCCCATTCTTACAAGATCTTCTAGAATATCCATCGGCCCTTTTGATTTTTCAGCTCCAAAGAATCCTGCAACTCCATCAAAAAATGCTTTACCAACATTTGCAACTGAAGATAATAATCCTCCCGCTGCTACTCCTGCTGTTGCTCCAGCAAGAGCCATAAGTGAAACTGAGATTGCAATAATTCCTACTGCCAAAGGTATTAGGGTTTCAACCCCTAATTCGTTTTTTATTCTAACAAGAACATCAACAATCCCATTCATAGGTGCTAGAATTGCTTCGGTTAATCCCTTAGCAACAGATGCTAGCTTACCTGCAGGAATATATGAGAAAATCCATGCAATTGCTAATATACCAGCTGCTATTATAATCATTCCAATTACACCAAGAGCGACGGCTGCTAAACCAGTTCCACCAGTTGCCATAATTATTGCTCCTATTATTCCTACTGGAATTGCAAATAGGATAATTGAAACCATTGCGCTTAATGACCAACCTATATCAGGTGCTAAGTAGGTGCTTGGTAATATACTAAATATCCATGCAGTTGCGAGAATCGCGATTGCAACTGCAGCTACACCAATAACTCCAAATAAAATATCTTTTATTGGAAGCTTTCCAACAGTATATGCTAGTGCTACAAATGCCGCTCCAAATACAACAAGAGCCAATCCTGTTTTAAGAGTCCATTCCCATGGCGGTGCGTTAAATGCAGATGGTAAATAGGTAAATACCCATGCTGCTGCAACTAATCCAATAGCAATTAGAGCTACTCCGGCGGTTGTAAACAATAAATTTTTAATGTTAGTTCCTCTTAGTGATTTTGAAAGAATACCGAAAGCAAATGCCGCTGGGATCATTATGACTGCGATTGCAAGAGCTGTTAATAGTTGGACTGGTTGAACTGGCATAATTAACTGCATTATCATAGAACTTAATGTTAATGCAGCAGCAATACCTACCATTGATAATAATGTTACACCCATTGCTTGCCATATATTACCTGGTCCGATTCCAGTTTTACCTCCTTTTAGATTTTTAAGAGCTTTAGATATTTTTACATATGCATATGCTGCAGGTATAAAAATTACAGATATTGCAAGTGCCGTTAATAATTGTATAGGATGTACTGGCATAATTAACTGCATTACCCATGAACTTATAGCAACCGCGGCTGTAAATCCAACAAGTGCTAATATTCCAGTACCCACTGTTTGCATTATTGAAGAAATTCCACCTCCTATGTTAATTGGATTTTTACTTTTAATCCTATTAATAGCAACCGCAACTTTTGCATATGCGTATGATAATCCAATAAATGCAAGAGATATACCTATTGCTGTCATTAATTGAGCTCCTGAAACTGGTAATATTAGTCTAAATAACCAAGATGAAGCTGTAATTGCCGCTGACATTCCGATCATTGACATTAATACTCCACCTGCAAGTTGGAATATTCCACTTCCGTCTGTTTTCTGGAAAGGCATTCCCTGAATACCTGCTTTTGTAACTCCCTTCATTTTTAACAGAACTTTACTAATCTTACCAAATGCCATTGCCATTGGAACAAATGCAATCGCAATAGCAATTGCAGTCACTAACTGAGCACCTGAAACTGGTAATATTAGTTTCATTAACCATGAAGTGGCAACTATTGCAGCGGACACGCCAAGCATCGAAATTAATGTACCTGCTGCAAGTTGGAATATTCCACTTCCGTCTGTTTTTTGAAGAGGTATACCTTCAATATTTGCCTTTGTCGTTCCTTTCATTCCTTGCAGAATACTTGCTATTTTAACAAAAGCGATGGCCATTGGAATAAATGCAACAGATATTGCAATTGCTGTCACAATCTGCATAGGACTTAGTGCAGGTATTAAAGAAAACATAAATGCAGTTGCAACAATCGCAGCACCTATACTTAACATTGCAAGCGCGGCTATACCGATTGTTCCTTTATCTAACTTTTTAAGACCATCAAAAGATCCCATTTTTTGATCACCGTCTTTAGAGTCTTTAGATTTCTTTTCTCCATTCTTAAGAATTGCTCTAATGTCTTTAAGAATAACAGTCTGCTGCGAAAGTTCACTAACTTGTACTTCTGCATTTTTAAGATTTTGAACATTTAGTTCATACATAAGTTCTACCTTTTCTTCCACCTTTTCAGCTACCTTAGATAGCTTATTCATTGGAGATAGTAGTGTTAATAATTCTTTTCCGCCCACTGGTAAAATTTATATTTGCAGATATACTCTAGTATTATATATCAAGAAAAGGGAGATTACTCTCCCCTTTCTTACATTTTTGGCATGTTCATCTTAGGTACCTTTATATTAGGTACTTTCATATTACCCATTGCACTGTTTGTTTGTTCTTGTTGACCCTTCTGGGCTTCATTTTCCTTCTTAATAAATTCTGCAAGATCTTTAATGATATAATGGTATTCATAGTAATCCATTCTATCCAATTCACTTGGCTGAATATGTAGGTGTTTATAGATATAAAACCTAATTTTAAAGAAGTTCTCCAGAGAGATCTTGAACAATGAAAAGAGATTTGATGCCGTCGCGAAAGTTAATAGGAATTGAGGCCTCCTCATCCTCAATAACAACATTCATTTCTGGTTTAATCCCTACTTTAATTTTTTCTGCAAGCTTGTATAACAATAAATATTTTTTGTTATCCCATCCATTCATTTCAACTTCAAGTTCAAATAATCTCTTTTGATTAAATCTTCTCCAATCCGAAGCAACATATGGTGCTATTTGAATTAAAGATTGATCTATATTTTGATCGTTATCTCTTCTTTCTTTAATATACTTAGTAACCTCTTGCATTACACCAATTGATGGAGGTCTCATGAATATTTCTCCATAAGTTTTAGTTTTAACTAAATATCCTCTAAGTACTGGGTCGTAGTATTTTTCAACTTCTGCAGGAACTCTGAAGTAATCGAAGTAATCTCTCTTAATTTCAACCTCATACTTCTTACCACTTTTTCCACTGTAATCTACCTTTAAAGAATTTTCAGGCTCTGGGAATGTTAAATCTCTAATTGAAAGAATTAAAATAAATCTATCCTCTTCACAAAGATCTTTATATGACATTCTAGTTGTTTTTGAAGAAATTTGAATACATGATTCAACAATTGCATTTAGTTTATCATCAACATCGAGTAAGTTTGTCTCATCGATTGTTGAAAAATGTCTAATTTCAGCAACTTTAGCCGCTCTAATTTTGATAGTAGCATCTTGTGGGTAAAATTTACCTTCAGATGGTAAACTTGCCGTTGGGAATTCATGCCATCCTAAAACTAAATCAGGAGCGGCAGCACTATCTGGCTTAAATTTGTCCATGTTTACTTTACCGAGTCCCTGACGATCAATGACATCTTCCATTGCTTCAGTTTGATCGGTTGGTGTTGAAAATGCTTTCATTTCTCTAGCATCTAATTCTCTAGCGATTTCCTCGCTATTCTTGTTTACTTCTTCGCTCATTTTTTGCTAATTTTTCTAATTTGATCTTTAGTTATTGATTTCTGTTCTATTACATTAGAACTTAATTCCTTTTGTATAAGACTTCTTATAAAAGCACTCACCGAAACAGGTCTAGATTCAGTTTCTACAGCTTCCATTAATATTAATCTATTAACCTGATTGACTTCATCTTCTGTTAAAAGAACCTGAAGTTTTTTAGTTAACTTATGATTTTTTATAGACATAATATATTGATATTTTAATATGTTTTCTGTGCAAAAAGAAGGGAAGGACCTGGGATCCTTCCCTTTTTTATTGTAATTAATTTAATTCTTCAGCATAAGTATCACATCTCCATGTGATTTCTAATGCTTCTGGTTCAGCGTTACTATAATCTAGTGTACCTGTAAACCCAACTGCCGAAGTAATAAAACAATCTTCAAGAGTTACTTTTCTAAAAATATCTCCAGATCTGTTAAATTGCACAACAACAATAGTTCCAACATAATCCTTTTTTAGACCCATTTCACCGGTTTCTGGATTGTATTGTTTTCTATACCATTCTCTTAAAGTCTTATAAACGTATGCTTGATTAGAATCATTTAAGTTAAGTGAAAAGTTAACTGTAATGTCGTGAGCTGTTCCATCTGGCATACCAGCATAAGAACGTGTTGCAAACTTGTACTTTTGTTCAACTGCAGCAACTTCACGGTTTAGAGATTCTAAACCTCCAATTGAATTGATATGTTGTAGAAGTAAATCAGAACCTGCAACTCCGTCTGGTGGAAGTATACTTACTTCGAATAGATTCGCCTGTACTGGCTCAAAGTGTTTATTCTTTTTACTTGTTTGATCTTCTCTATAATGTGGTAAAGCCATATTCTTTGTTTCTTTATTTTATATATCCTTTGATTATGCGAAATTACCAGTTTGAATTTCTCCAGTGTTTAGTACTGTTACTCTAGAAACTAGAATTTCAAGACCTTTAACCGGTTCAACATATGTATCTAAAACTCCCATGTTATTATCAATAACGTCATTGGTATTATTTGTAGAATCCATGATGTTTCTATAGTCATATACACCCTGATCTTTCTTAACTGATTCCATGAATGAGTCCGCAAGAGTTTTAATTTCTAATCTAGTCTGTGCAGTGTTGAACTCAAATAAGTAATTTCTTAAGATTTCAGCAAGACCGTCTTCGATATAAATTAGAACTTCTCTTACGTGTGCTGAAGAAAGGGCAGATTGAATAGTTTGTTGCGATGTTTTGTTACCTTTAACAACAATACCAGCTCCTCTTTCGAATACCACTGGGTTAATTCCGAATGGCTCTAGGTTATCTCTATCATTTTTATCAAATGCATATTCAATTCCTTGAACTCCACTTCCAGAAACAACGCCGCGTCTTGGACCAGCAACAATTGACCATGGAAGAGAATCAGAATACTTATCGATATAATTATTTGATACGTATGCTGCTGGTGGAATTACTCTTGTTCTTCCGTTTTCAACAACATTTAATCCAGGTCCATAGAAAAATCCATAACTTGCACCATCGTTAATTGAAGGTAATGTATATAATGACTGTGGATTTAGGTTTAAGTTACCTCCAGTAGGAATATAACTTGTTTTAAATTCTCCAGTATTCTCATCGATAAATGATGGATCGGTAGAAGCTTTAAACTCTTTTACCATAGGTGCATTTAGAATTGCAGATATGTTTTGTCTTTCTTTGGCAAGCATAGTAAATTGTCTCTTATTTAAAAGACCATTTGCTGGCTCGTAAGATCCAAAGGTATCTACTAAATATCTAAATGTTATTGCATCTTTATCCGCAAGCGTATTAGATACTCCATTTCCAGGAATTAGCATATTTAATAATTCACCAATAGTTTTTTCACTATTTTCAGAACCTTCAAGTACGAATGCTCTGTACGCGTCTGATGCTGCATTAAAAGATCCTAATGCATATTCAGGCTGTGCAGGTACGTCTCTGTGGCAAATAAATGTATATGTGTATCTGTCATCAGATCCTCCATTTATTCCTAGTTCTGCCTTTCTTCTAATTTCTAGAACTCTTGCAAGTTTATCACTTCCTTGAATTGGAAGATACATTCCAACTTTAATATTATCTTTAATTGAAGTATCTTCTTGTGCTCCTGCTGCTACTGTGTAAGTGTACTTAAATTCTCCAGCAGTTGCTGCATTTTCAAAAGTCCATCCGTACCCAGTGTTAACTGTAGATGGGAAGAAGAATGTTCTTTCATTTACTCCAATTTGGAATACATCAAATAATAGTTGGTCTGCTTGATCGTAGCAAGTTAAAGTACCTGCTTGTGAATCTGCTAAATCTGCAGAAAATTGGCCATTTCCAACAGGAACAATAGTAACCAATCCATTACCATCATCAGTTACTGATAAGATTTCGGTAAATTCACCATCATTTGAACTTTCTAAATATTTACCAGCTGCTAAATCTCCAGCTGCAAATGCTCCAGTATATGTTAGATTTAAGTTTACTCCAGCAAAACCAGCCTGTGAGTAAGATGCATCGTTTGCCTCAGCATCAAATTTTTCATATTTTGATTTGCTAATATTCTCTTCGCAAATAACAGTAGCAAGTCCTGCTCCATCATGTGTTGCTGATAAGATTTGAGAATATTCTCCGGCAACGTCAGAATATAAGAAATTACCAGCTACTAATCCATTTTGCTGTATTGTTGCAAAATCACCAGAGCCTACTTGAATAGACATTGTATCTCCAGCAACTTCAATAATATTTTCAAATGCACCGTCTCTTGGGTCATTTAATTGTTGAGGCTGTTGCTGTACTAGGTAGTGTGAAAGTAGTTCGTAATCTTGGTAAATATCGAATGCTTCACCTACAAAATCAATTCTATCAAGAGCATCTTCATTAACTGCTGCAAAAAGACCAGTTCTTCTTGATTCAGAATTAATAAGTGTTTCAATATAGTACTGTCTTCCTTCATTATCTTGGAAATCAGGAATTAAAGAACCAGTGTATTTAGCAAGTAAAGAAACTTCTCTTAGGTTTGCAAATGCTCCGAATTGAGAAGGAATAATACCATTTGAATTAAAGTAGTTTCCAAACGTTGGATCGTTGTTTAATTCATCAGTTACAAATCTACCTTTAAATACATAAACATCTACCATGTAGTCTGAGATGTAGTCTAGGTCGTCAACTCCTTCTGGAGAATTTCCTTCGCCATACCATTCTCTTGCAGTTACATCAAATCCTCTGGTATCTCCAGCTTGAGTAACTACTACTGTAATAGGTTCTTGTTTAATATTTGTAAATGTGATTGCGTTATTAGATTGAGAAGATGTGTTTCCTGCAATATTTAGCAATTTTTCATCTTCTGGAATCCAAAACTTATCTCTGTTAAAAATATCTTTGTATAGAGTATCTCCATCAATTGCTCCGTTTCCTTGTTCGGAACCGTTTGTTGTTGGAGAAACCCAGTAAGATTTATCAGTATCGTTAGCAGAAGTTAGGTTTAGTGCTATAATTGGACCTCTAGATAGAGTTTCAATTGCAGATCTGTGAAAATACATTCCCTTTCTTTCCAAATTCTTATCAATTGATCCGAAAATTTGGATAAAAGTCTCAGTATCTTCAACAAATACTGGCGTGTTGTATGGTCCTTTCTTAGAGTGACCTACTACAAGCCTAATAGTCTCTGCTGGGATATTGACAGTTTGTGATTTGTCAAATTCAAGACGGTAGACACCTGAACTCTTGAATTGTTGTAGTTGAGGACTTAATGCCATAGTTTTTCTTTTTTATTTTTTTTTCTATAGTATATATCTTAAAAATCTGATTTTATTTCAATAAATCATAAATATCATATTGAAGATCTCCTTCATCTTGAGAATCTTTATAAAGCACTTCTTCCATTTTAGCATGTATACTTTGGTCTATTACGTCTAAAAGCTCTTCGATGTAGTCAGCATAGTCAGTCGTATTGAAGAATTCAGTGGCAGTTATACAACTCATTATTAAGTCGTCATTTCCCATTTGAGCACCATAACTTCCATTTGGAAGAGTTCCAAATAAGCTTGCCTCTCCTACTGTAAACTCATCCGTTATTTCCATTCTATTATTTTTATACAACTTAGAGAAGTTTTGACAGAATATTGCTTTATTATCTGACTTTATTTTAATTCCAGGTTTTAAAGTTCTGCTATCATGTCTATGTTTAAATCGTACTAGCATTTCTTCATCAAAATCATTTCTTTGTGGAAAGACAGTTCTTAAATATTGAAATAGTACAGATCCATATGTATTATATTCTATGACTAGTTTTACATTTTCACTATAGAAAATATCTATTGCTAAAATATACAAAACTTTTGCAAAATCTTCTATTACTAATTCATTACTTCTAAATCTGGCAACTTGTTTAAACTTAAAAAAATCATACATTGCCCCTGGAGAATGAACACTTTCTATTTCTTTAAAGTCCATTGGAGAAACTTGAAACATATTTATGACTGAATAGTCTCCTCCATTTCCTTCTGCAATATCTACTGTAAATAGCCAATAATTATTACTATATCTAGCATCTTCTAGATCAAAATCAGGATGCCATTCTAAAAATCCTTCAATATCAATACCAACGTCTTCAAACTCTTCTAAGTCGTGGTGTATGTACTTTTTCATCCTCTTTCTCATCCTTTTCATGTCTACAGGATCCATTAGTAGATTTGAAGAACTTACAAATTCGTTACCATATTGCTTATTGAATGCTTCAATTGAACCAAGGTTTCCAAGTTCTCTTTGGTACCATGCATCATCGCGCTCTGGATGTTCCCACCAATCAATTCGCATTGACTTATACTCATTATCACCGCGTTCCGCAGCAGCATAAATCTGATAGAACTTATTAAAACCATTTGGAGTTGAGGTAATCGTTAGCCTTGATACATTAGAAGCTGAAAG